ACAACCATAAAACAGGTAAGGTTAGGGGGTTACTCTGTGGTAATTGTAACACCAGTTTGGGTAGTTTTAAGGATAATCCGGCCTTACTTAGAAAAGCAATAGAATATTTAGAGAGGGAGACAAATGGACTTGAAGAAAATAAAGTTATCGGATGAAGTTTTAAGTAAGGCAAAAGAATACTCCAAGGGTAAGACCTATAAAAGGAGTATGCGAGGAGAAGAAGGTACTAATATCGGAGCTATAGGCGAGTACGTAGCTAAGGACTATCTAGAGGGTTTCGATCTGGCTGTATCAGACAACAGAGGTACGGAGACAGCGACACAGTATGATTTTCTAGTTAATGGTAAGAGTGTAGAGGTAAAGACTAAGGATCGAACAGTACCACCAAAGTCATTCTACGAGTGTTCTGTTCCGCTCTACAATCACTCTCATCAGAAACCTGACTGGTTCATATTCCTATCACTCTACAGGAATGATTCACGGTATGAGGATGCATACATCTTAGGTATCTCCACCTATGACTTTATTGAGAAGGAAGGTATTACTGTGATGAAGGGTGAGGTAGATGAAAGTAATGGTTGGATGTGTAAGGAGTCATGCATCAACCTGCCCATAGATAGGCTGTCTGGAGTTGATCGGCTTATTCTAGAATTAAACTCAATCTAGTAGTTGCAACTACGTTTCTGCTATGAGATAATACTAACTTAAAAATTGGAGACAACATGATCGTGAGACTATATGAGTCAGGAGACCTTGACTTAGCTACCGTTAAAGAAATGCTATGGCAGGCAGACTCCCAAGCCAACTTCCATCCAGACGCTCAGTGGATAAATTCGTCATCATTTGGAACTATACCAGCATCAACACGGAATAAGAGCCGTGTGTATACTGAATTTTCTGTCCGTTGGATTGGGCGAGAGTCCGTCATTATGTGGCTAACCAGTAACCAGATTCTCTTTGAAATTATATCTTATGATATGCTTCCTGAAGAAAAGGAGGCTATTGAGGGCACCATCAACAGTAATTTTACTGAACCAATAAACCACATAAACTAATGATACATCCAGACATAAAACTAAGCCATTCTAGTAGCACCAACTTCTGTGCGAAGCAGTTATGGTATAAGAAAATAGGTGGAGCAGAGTTCCACCATAACTTCTATTCTGGCGCAGGTACTATGGTAGATGCAGGATATGAAGCAGGTCTAAAGAATATCATGACAGGCGTTGAGGCGTGTAACATACGTAAGTCAATGGAGAAGTCCCTTGAGGAAATGGAATTTTCCATGTCCTATGATGAATTTTCTAAACTGGCAAACACGTTAGATGAGCATGTGTCAGCGGTAGAGGGGTACATGAGTTGGATTAACTACAAACCGTTAGAGACTCAGTACTACTTCAACATCATCTTTGATGGACACACCAGAGTAACCACTGGTTACATGGACATTGTTGCCGAGCGTAATAATTTACCCCTCATCATAGATATTAAGCGACAATCTAAACCTGCGAAGAAGGCGAAGAAGGAGTGGGTTATGCAAGGCGCACTTTATGCATTAGTATTAATGAAGCAGAGAAAACTGGTGGACATACCAGCATTTGAGAATCATCTCATCATACCCAACCAGCCTCCTGTATTCCTAAAGACGGAGCTAACAGCGGAGGACTTATACATGGCATATAAGATGCTCACTGAGTTAAATGACAGGGTGGATAAAGACTACTGGCCTCTTAACAGAAGCCATGCGCTATGTTCTAACATGTGGTGTGATGTATATGACCGTTGCCATTATGAAAATTTCATTGGCGTGGATGCCCTGCTAGATAAAATAGAATGAATAATAACTTACTAAAATTATTATATATTACCGAACAACACCTAACGCTTGCTCTTAAGACATTGAAGGATGAAAGCTATGGCGAAACCAGACTTATATTATTCACAGCCCTCTCAACAATCGGACAACTACAAGAAATCCTTGAGGAAGAATCCTTTAAGGACTACGAGAAGCGAAGAGAGTAGAAACAATTTAAAGAGGGACAAACAGATTATGGCGAGGTTCAAAGAACTTGGCTATAAGAAGGGAGACAACGGTAATCTTCCTTGCTTTTGTGGGGAACTAGACCAAGACACTGTCTGGTGGATGTCCAATTGCAAGAGCAGAACTAACCACCTATTCTGTTCCATGTGTGGTGTGCGAGTATTTGAACCAGAGATTAAGGAGACCCTAGCTAAGTTGCTAGACCTCTGGCGCAAGCTCAAGTGGCGCATGTGGAAGAAGGATGAGGTATCAATCAGTAATCTTTTAAGCAAAGGAAGTAATGCTTGAAAAATATAAAAGAGAGGTTATGAGAAAGCCTGAAAAATTGGTTGTCGAGGGGGAAACAGGGGCTGGTAAAACAACCTTTGCATGTTCCTCCCACACAGCAAAAGAGCCTGTATTTGTCATCAACGCAGATGACGGTGGTGAGAATGTCTTTCACAAGACAGGGATCAACCTGATACATGACTGTGTACCTACAGGTGATGTGAAGGAGAACGCTGAGAAGTGGGACTCTATCATGGGAACCCTCCGTGAACTAGCGAGCGAAAAGACTGGTATAAAACGGATCATTGTAGACTCCGTTGACAAGCTGGAAATCTTAGCTCAGGGCAAGGTATGTGTTGACCATAAACAGCCTCATATTGAGTCATTAGGGTACGGAAAGGGCTACGCATATGCTCGTGGCGAGGTCGCTAAAATGCTGAGTGGTCTTAATTATTTAAGGGATACTCAGGACATCCAGCCAATCCTTATCTGTCATACGCAGATACGGACAATTAACAAGCCAACAATGGAGCCGTATGACTCCTTTATTTTAAAGCTCCACAAATCTCTGTCTGCTGATATAATGGAGTGGGCAGATGTAATTTTATTTGTGGCGTTTGAGACCATAGTCAAGAAGATCGACTCTGGATTTAACAGGAAAGATAGCAGGGCAATTCAGTCCGGTAATAGGTTCCTGTACACAAGTGGTTCTATGGGCGTTGATGCCAAGAATCGGTTCGATTTACCCCCCGAAATTCCTGCCGACTGGAATGCGTACCGTAAGCTGATTGACAGCTTTTGGGATGGGGAAAAAACTAACTCAGAAACTCCGAACAAAGGATAAGTATGTTTGACACAGCAAATACAGACTTCTCAATAGAAGATGTACAGGCAACTCTGGAAGCAGAGAACACACGTGAGCGGGTAGAGGTTCCTGCAGGCGAGTATGTCTGTGAAATTAAAGCCCCCCTTCCTGATGTAAGACAGGATGCCAAGGGGCATAACAAGATACTCATGCCTATCGAAATCTCTGGCAATGCAGAGTTCGATGGACAGTGGTTGTTTGAAGCCATCTATATGAACAACCAACATGATGATGGTGGTAAGGTCAAGGATGGAATAGGTAAGCGTAAGGTGGCGAGGTATGCCAATGCGCTTGGTATGAAGAAGCTCAATAACCTAGGTGAACTGGAGGGTAAGTTTATCAATATTGTATATGGGCCTAATAAACGTGGCTATAACGAGGTACAGGAGATTACTGCGTTTAATTCCACACCAACGGCAACCGCTCCCTTAAGTTCAAAAGAAGCGGAAGAAAAGGCAGACCTGCCGTTCTAATGTATTGGGATCAACCCTTGAAAAGATAGGCTCTGTTCCCAATTCGGCGGTCAGGTTTCTCTCCTGTTACCTGATCGCCTCACCTATTGCAAATAGTCTATACTGATGACCATGATAGAAGCGTGGATTTGGAAAAATTTAATCGTAATTATCTGGACTGCGGTAACAGTATATCATTGGGGCCAGCCTCATGGATTTTAGGATGGAGATGCCATTTTATGAGGCAATCCTGCCTTGGCCTGTATCGGTCAATTCATTATACAAAGTAAGAGGGAAAGGTTTATACATCTCAGGAAAGGGTAAGGCATTTAAAAGTGCATGTGGTATCATCTTTGCAGGAACTAAGATGGTATATGAAACGGAAAGGGTGTGGCTAGATATACAGGTATATCCGCCTGACAATCGGAGACGAGACATATCCAACTTAATTAAGATAGTAGAAGATGCTCTACCTTGGTTCAAAGATGACTCACAGGTAGATAGAATTAAAATAATAAGATGCAAAAAGGATTCACGTAAAAAGGGGTACATTATAGTTAAATGTGGGGCATTAAATGGAACAGATAAAACATGAGTATAAGGATGGGAATGGGAGA